GTGGTTTAAATTTATGGACCATAACGTATGGCACACAAACATTAACTGCTGGCACAAACTTTTATGCAATTGATCAAAAGGTTGTAGATATAATAGATGCTGTTGTAACAACTACAACAGGTGCAACTTCTAATTTAGAAGGTGATAGTGATACTACAGATGTCACTATGAATAGAATATCTAGAACAGAATTCATAAATTTAAGCAAGAAAGAAAATGCATCAACAGGTGATGCAAGACCAACACAATTTGCTTTAGTTCCTGGCACAGTTACAACTGGCGGATCGACCACTAGCGGTAGACCAGCAAACGATATGACTTTGTTCTTATATCCTAGCCCAGATAAAGCATATATTTTTAAATATTTTTATCTTGCTAGAATAGCAGATGCAGGAGATTATACAAATAATGCTGATGTGCCATTTTATTTTCTTCCTTGTTTAACTGCAGGATTAGCTTATTATATAAGTTTAAAAAGAGCACCGATGTTAAGTGCAAACTTAAAAGCGGTGTATGACGAAGAATTTAAACGTGCTAGTGAAAATGATAGAGAAAGAGTTTCTTTTAGAATTGAACCAGCACGGGCGTACACACCATAGGAGGTAATATGCCAATATGTAAACATTGTGATCATGAATGTCATTGTAGTAATGGTGGTTCATGTTGCGGAGGACAGTGCCAATGTGGTAACTGCGAATGTCAAAAGGAGGACAAATGAGCAATAAAAACTGGAACAGTCAAACTGCTAACCCTATGGGTGGTGATAAAACTGGAATAAAATTTGGCAGAGGTCAAATAAATATTCCTGCCCCTGTAGAAGCTGCTGCTATAACTACAAAAGGTGTAGCACCGGCAAAAGGTAAAGCACAAGACATTACTGTAGAAAAAGGAAAAGTATCTGGTACCATGCAAAGCATGGGTGCTGCCAAAAAAGGCGGCGGTTATACTTGGAGCTAATAAATGTCTTACGCAACAGGTAAATACGCAAAATTTATTTCTGACCGTAGTGGTATGGAATATCCATACAAAGAAATGGTTGTGGAATGGAATGGAGCACGTGTTCATAAAAGTGAGTTTGAATCTAAAACACCACAGGACAGACCAAACAAGCACGCACCTGATGCAATAGCATTACAATTTCCAAGACCTGCAAGAGTAGAGAACGTAACAGAGAGGTTGTTACCTTTAAATCCATTTAGATTTACAGCGTCTAGTACAACAGTAACAGTATTTGAACCCACTCACAAAAGATCTACGAGTGACACAGTTAGATTTAGAACTGTGTCTGGTAATTTATTTGGTGCATCAAAATCAGAAATAGAGGCAGAAGCTGGGTTTAGCATAACAAAAACAGATGATGACTTTTACACGTTTACTGTGTCAACAGCACCATCTATTACGGGAAATGGTGGTGGAGGACAAACGTCTTCTGGTCCAGCAACATTGAGTAACTAATGACTACATACGCAGAATTAACACAACAAATATTAGACTACACCGAAGTTAGTACAGATGTATTAACATCTACAAGAACAAATGATTTTATAGAACACACAGAGAATAGAATATTAAAAGAAGCTGATTTAGATGCTTTTAAATCACATCAATCAGCTAACCTTGTTGCTGATAATCCATTTTTATCATTACCTGGTGGCACATCACCAGATCCAACATCATTAGCTACAATACGAACAGTTCATATATTTCCTGCATCAGGAACACCAACAAGAGATTTTTTAGAACATCGTGATCTTAGTTACATGAATGAATATTGGCCAGATAGAACTGCTACAGGCACACCAAGATATTGGTCATGGTGGGATCAAAATACAATATATCTTGCGCCTACACCGGATTCAGCGTATAACGTGGAATTAGGAATTACTAGATTACCAACAAGACTATCTAGTTCTAACACAACCACATGGTTGGGAGATAATGCCCCAATGGTATTGCTTTATGGATGTCTTGCAGAAGCCTTCAAATTCTTGAAGGGACCAGCTGAAATGCTGCAATTATATGAACAATCTTATCAACGTGCTATGCAAGAGCTTATAGTTGAGCAAACTGGTAGACATAGACGAGATGAGTACATGCATGGAGAACTTAAATTCCCTATGCAATCTGTTAAAACAAATACTAGAGGAGAATAAACATGGCCATAACACAAGCTGTATGCACAAGTTTTAAACAAGAATTACTTGTTGAAGGACATAACTTTACTAATGGGCAAGACACTTTTAAAATTGCGTTGTATACAACTGCTATTTGTGATTTTGCTGATATATCTTTTACATCAGCTACTATTACTGCAAGAGGAGCTATGATTTATAATAGTTCTAATTCTAACAAAGCAGTTTGTATTTTAGATTTTGGTGGAGATAAAACATCTACGAGTGGAACATTTACAATTCAATTTCCAACAGCTGATGCAAGTAACGCTATATTGAGATTAGCATAGGAGAATATAAATGGCTTTAGTCATTAATGATAGAGTAAAAGAAACCACTACTACAACAGGAACAGGAGCAGTATCTCTTGCTGGTGCAGTCACTGGTTTTGAAACTTTTGCTGCCGGCATAGGTAATTCTAATACAGTTTATTATTGTATTGTTCACCAAACAGCTGCAGAGTTTGAGGTAGGTCTTGGCACGCTAGACGGCGATAGTTCTGATCTTACACGTACGACTGTAATATCTTCTTCTAATAGTGATAGTGCTGTTGATTTTGCAGCAGGAACAAAAGATGTTTTTTGTACAATACCAGCAAGTAAATTAATATTTGAAGATGCAAACAACGATGCAACGGTAGGACGTAATTTAACTGTAACTGGTGATTTAACTGTTACAGGTGATGACATTACTTTAAACACAAACACTAGTGGTGCAGCTCTTATTGGAGATGGTACAAATTATAATCCTGTCGCAATATCTGGTGATATAACTATAGCTGCAAACGGAACAGCAGCCATTGGTTCTGGTGTCATTGTTAACGCTGACGTTAATGCTAGTGCTGCAATAGCAATGTCTAAAACTGCATTTTCCGCAGGAACGGGTGTATCGTTATCTACTAACACATTAAACGTAGATGCTGCACAGACAGGAATTACATCAATACTAGCAACTGATGTTAAGATTGGTGAAGACGATGAAACAAAAATAGATTTTGAAACTGCTAATACAATTAATTTTTATGCAGGAAATGAAAAACAATTAATACTTACAGACGGTGCTTTAACACCGGGTGCTAATAATATACTTGACTTAGGTAGTGCTAGTGTAGAATTTAAAGATGGATTTTTTGATGGCACTGTAACAGCAGATGCTTTTGCAGGACCTTTGACAGGTAATGTCACTGGTAATGCATCCGGAACTGCGGCAACAGTAACAGGTGCGGCACAATCAAATATTACTTCTTTAGGAACATTAACTACACTTACTGTTGATAATATAATTGTTAACGGAACAACAATTGGACACACTGATGATACAGATTTAATTACTTTAGCAGATGGTATTGCTACTGTTGCAGGAGAAATATCTGTAACTACCTTAGATATAGGTGGTACCAACGTAACATCTACTGCTGCTGAATTAAATTTACTAGACGGAGTTTCTGGACTAGTACAAGCAGACTTAACTAAACTTGCAGCCGTTAACTCAACTGCGGCGGAGTTAAACATTATTGATGGTGATACATCTGCAACGGGTACTACTTTAGCAGATGCAGATAGACTAGTAACAAATGATAATGGAACGATGGTGCAGGTAGCACTATCTGATGTAAAAACGTATTTAACGAGTGCAGGGTTCTCGTCAGAAGACCCTACTGCCCTTGCAATTGCGCTTGGTTAGTATTATAAGGAGGATAAATGGCTAATACTTTTAAAGTTGTAACGAAAGCAAATGTGACAAGTGCTGATGTTATTTATACTGTTGCCGGTTCTACAACAACTGTAGTTCTTGGTGTTATGGTAGGTAACACGACTACTGGTCAAATTACTGCTACAATTAGTTTAGGTTCAGATACTTCTAACAGAGCAGGTGCAAATAACGAGGCTAACCAAACGGTTGAACTTGTTACTACGGCGCCAATTCCTGTTGGTGGAACGCTGGAACTGCTTTCAGGCAACAAAGTAGTAATGGAGACAACAGATACACTGTCACTGACAGCAACTGGTTCGGCTGACATTGCTTTGTCAATAATGGAGATAACGTAAGATGGCTTTTATAGGTACACC